ACTTAGAGCTAATCGGCGAGGCGTTAGGTTACGCGACTCAGCAAGCTTTTGGCAGCGATGCTGACGCAACGACCACGGTTGCCGATGGGGTGTCAGACCCAGCGCGAGCGATGTATTACAAGGTAACTTCTGCGACAAGCCTGACAGCGACTCGCACGTTAACGATTGCACCAAACACCCTTTCCCGCGTCATGTTCATCGAGAACGCAACCAGTGGCTCTCAATCGATTGCAATTAGCCAAGGTTCTGGCGCGAACGTCACGATTGCCACCGGCAAGACGGCAGTGGTTTACCTTGATGGGGCAGGCTCTGGTGCCGCAGTTGTTGACGCGATGGCGCTTGTTGATCCCGGTGTGACGGATACGTTGGCTGAGGTTTTAACGGCTGGCAATACGACCACCACCGACCAAAAGATTCAGTTCCGCGACTCAGCGATCTACATCAACTCAAGCGCAGACGGTCAGTTAGATCTCGTTGCAGACACTGAAATTCAAATTGCTGCGACTACAGTTGACTTGAATGGCAACCTTGATGTGTCAGGTACTGCGCTTGTCACAGGCGTACTGACTACAACTGCCGCTACTGTCCATACTAACGGCATCACTATGCCTGACAATGCCAAAGCCATCTTCGGCGCTGGCTCTGACCTTGAGATTTTAAGCAACGGCACAGATGGCTTAATTCGTAACGGCAACGCCACTGGCGAAATTCGCATGGAGTCCGATGACAGGATTATCTTTGCGGACAGAGGTTTTAACGAAGTTTTTGCCGTTTTTAATGACGACGATGATGTCAAGCTGTATCACAACAATAACCAAAAACTAGCCACCACAGCCACAGGCATCGACGTAACGGGAACTGCTGTCACAGACGGGCTTACCGTAGCTGGTGAATTTTCAGTAGACAGCGGATCAATTAAGCTGGATGGGAACTACCCTGTTGGTGCAAACAACGTTGCGCTGGGTAATCAGGCACTGGATGACGGATCGTTAAGTGGCGGGGCAAACGTAGCGATTGGTTCTTCCGCGCTTACTGCAAACACCACAGGTCAATATAACGTAGCAGTAGGTGCTAATGCCTTAACAGCAAATACTGAAGGTTCTGCTAACGTAGCTGTAGGTAGAATTTCTTTAGATGCACTTACCACAGGTAACTATAATGTTGCTGTTGGTAGCGAATCGCTTACTGATTTAACTACAGGTTCTTTTAACACAGCAGTTGGTGATGGTGCAGCAGCAAATACTACGACAGCATCTAATAATTCTGCTTTTGGCAGTGGTTCATTATTAACTAATACAACAGGTGCTAACAATACAGGAATTGGTAAAGATGCCTTGAGGGCTAATACAACTGCATCTAACAACACAGCAGTTGGTTATCAAGCTTTAGCAGACAACACAACAGGGGACGAAAATAACGCTTTTGGTGGTGGAGCTTTAGGTAACAACACCACAGGTGTAGATAATGATGCTGTAGGCTATCATGCACTATTTGATAATACTACAGGTTCTAATAATGTGGCGATAGGTAATAGGGCTTTAGCATTTAACACCACAGCATCTTACAACACAGCAGTTGGTAGGTCAGCTTTAAATGTAAACACCACAGGTCAATATAATGTAGCAGTAGGTTCTTTAGCCCTTGATGCTAACACTACAGCATCTCAAAATACTGCTTTAGGTTATGCAGCTTTGTCATCAAACATTACAGGTGCTGATAATACAGCACTTGGAAAAGGTGCTTTATTTGCAAATACTGCAAGTAATAATACAGCAGTTGGTACAGGTGCTTTAACCGCAAACACCACAGGTACTAACCATACTGCCGTGGGTTATCATGCAGGGCTATCAGTAACCACGGGCATTAAAAATACTCTCATAGGGTCAGTTTCAGGTGATGCTCTTACTGTGGGCAATCAGAATGTAGCTGTAGGTAATGGTTCGTTAAGTTCTGATACACAAGGAAGCCATAGCGTAGCTCTTGGTGATTTTGCTCTACGTAGTCAAAACTTCACGTCAGCTACTGATGCTTACAATACGGCTGTTGGCTCACAAGCAGGCACATCAGTCACCACAGGCATTCACAATACGCTCATAGGCGGTCTAGCTGGTGATGCTCTTACAGATGCTGACAATAACGTAGCTATTGGGAGAGCAGCCTTAACTAGCGATACTTTGGGAAGCAAGAGCGTTGCAATAGGTGATTCTGCTCTTAATGTTCAAAACTTTACTTCGGCGACTGATACTTACAATGTGGCAGTTGGTCACGCCGCAGGAGCCGCAGTCACCACCGGCGTTCAAAATACGCTCATCGGTGGTCTTGCAGGGGATGCGCTTACTGATGCTGATGCCAATGTTGCAGTCGGATACCAAGCTTTAACCACGGACACTTTAGGCAGTAGAAGCGTTGCCGTTGGTTTTTCTGCGTTGCGCTTTCAGGCCAACACTAGCGCCGTTGAAACCTACAATGTTGCAGTGGGACATGCTGCTGGTGAAGCAGTAACCACAGGCGTTCAAAATACAATCATCGGTGGTCTTGCAGGTGATGCCGTTAACACCGCCTCCGCAAACGTAGCAGTCGGTTACTTAGCTCTTAGCACTGAGACAAAAGGCGAGCAGTCCGTTGCAGTCGGTTGGGGGGCATTGCAAAATCAAAATCAAAGCAGTTCGGCTAATGCCTACAACACAGCAGTAGGATCGCAAGCAGGTAGGTATGTAACCACAGGCGTTCAAAACACCCTCATCGGTGGTCTTGCTGGTGATGCGATTACTACTGGCTCTTACAATAGTTTAGTAGGCGTAAATGCAGGCGGCGCTATTACCACAGGCGCACAGAATGTTGCCTTCGGGCAAGGCGCTTTAGCATCTAATACTACAGGCTCATACAACACAGCTTTAGGCGATAGTTCCTTAGCCGCCAACACAACAGCAGCTAACAATACAGCCGTTGGTTTAAGTGCTTTAGGCTCAAACACAACAGGTGCTGGCAATACCGCATTAGGTCAAAACGCTCTAAGGGCAAACACTACCGCTAGTAACAACATAGCAATAGGTTATCAGGCGCTTTACGATAATACCACTGGGACAAGTAGTGTTGGAATCGGGTATCGCGCTTTGTTTGAGCATACTACGGGAAGTTATAACACTGCCGTAGGTACTAGTGCTGGGTTATCAGTCACTACCGGCATTCAAAATACGCTCATAGGTGGGGTTGCGGGAGATGCTTTAACTGATGCTGATTACAATGTCGCTGTAGGAGTTAGTGCTTTAGCTTCAGATACTTTAGGAAGCAGAAGTGTAGCAATTGGTACTGCCACCTTATCCGCGCAGAACTTCACCTCAGCCACTGATACGTACAATGTAGCAGTTGGGTACTCCGCAGGTAATGATATAACCACAGGCGTTCAAAATACCATCATTGGTGGTCTAGCAGCGGATGCACTTACTACAGGAACCCACAACGTAGCGTTAGGTTATGCAGCGCTAACAACGGACACACAAGGAAGTGCCTCTGTTGCAATAGGTAATGAGGCTCTTAGCACTCAAAACTTTACGTCAGCTACAAATGCTTACAATACAGCAGTAGGAGACCAAGCAGGAAAACGAGTAACCACAGGCGTTAACAACACCCTCATTGGTGGTCTTGCTGGTGAAGATAACACTACAGGCCACAGCAACACAATGGTGGGGCAACATGCAGGTGGCGACACTACTACAGGTCACAGCAACACGTTTCTGGGTTTTGCCGCGGCTAATTATAACGTCCTAAATACTACAGGCTTAAGAAACGTAATAGTAGGTGCATACTCAAGAGCTACTGCGGCTGATGCAGATGGAGCAATGGTCTTAGGATATAATGTTGCAGGAGCGGCAGGATATACAACTCTTGGCTCAGGCACTGACGACATCAGAGCTGCACACGGTAATGTAACATGGGCAACTGTATCTGATGAACGTTACAAGAAAGACATTGTAGATTCTGAAGCTGGCTTGTCATTAATTAACGCATTGCGTCCCAGAACCTTTAACTACAAAAACAAAGGCGAATTGCCTGAATCTTTTAGGGCTTACGAAGAAGGCTCAACCGAAGCCTTTAAAAGCTCGCAAACTCAACACGGCTTTATAGCCCAAGAAGTTAAAGCAGCTATAGATGCAGATGACAGTATTAAAGACGGCTTTAAACTTTGGGACGAAAGAGATGATGGTTCACAAGAAGTAGCGGAAGCTGCCTTGATTCCCGTTCTTGTCAAAGCCATCCAAGAACTATCTGCACAAAACGCAGCACTAACCGCCCGTATTGAGGCACTAGAATCCTGACAGGAGATAAACAATGGAAGACCGTACTACCGAACAACTAGCACAGGACTACACGGCTATGGGCCACAGTGTAGACCTAATCAACGCGATTATCGCTGGCGAACAAATGGCTGATGATGATGCCGCAGACCGTCAAGACTGTGTTGACCGCAACACTGAGCACCTTGAGCTTATGGTTGCTAAAGATGACTGGGGCGATGAAGACATGACCGCAGTCAATGCAGCTATCAGCGCAGGTAATGGCTACACCGCTTCTTAGACGGTAGTGAGCAACCAAAGTTATGGATGTGCTAGACGCTATTGGGGCTATATGGCCTATCGCCTTGGGATTCGTAACTTTGGTTATCGTGCTCGCCAAGATGCACGCTGATATCGAGCAGATTAAGGAGAAGATCCGAACACTGTTTGAGCTGTGGAATAACAGGAACAAGTAGTGGCCGCTCAAATATCGGACGAGACCAAGATCGAGATACCGTTACGCAACTTGATCGCCATCATCGCAGGGGTTGCCATCGCGGTGATTGGTTACACAGAAGTGACTAACCGTATATCGGTGTTAGAGCGACAGCTAACCATTCTTGAAGTCGATATACAGATGAACAGCGAGTTTCGCATCAAATGGCCGCGTGGGGAGTTGGGTGCGCTGCCCGATGATTTGCTTCAAAACAGTCAGATCGATGCGTTGCAGAAGGTGGTTGATCTAAACACTAGCTTCCGTAACAACTGGGCACCACCACAAGAAGTTCAGGAAGCGATCCGCACTAACCATGCTCAAGAGATTAGGTTAGGTTATCTTGAGTCGAAGGTGAACGAGCTTGAAAAAAGTGGCACAATAAAGTAACGCTTAATTTAAAAACTAGGAGGAGTTATGAGCGAACAACAAGAACAGCAACCAGTAATCCTGACCATTGACGATCAGGAGTATGACGTAAATGAACTTGGGAATGATTCCAAAATACACTACGTCGAAGTGGTTAATTTGCGTAAGCAGCTTGGTGATTTGCAGAATCAGATTGCAGCAGCTCAACAGCAAAGCATTAACTTACAGGTTGCATTAGGCTTTCGTGAAAACGCCCTGCGCGATTCAATTCAAGCGGTTGAAGAACCTGAAGCAGAAGTGGTGAACTAATGGCTGAGACTCATGCTAGTAAAGCGTTAAAGAAGATTGAGATTCATGAGGCTGAATGCGCTTTGCGGTATGAGTCTATTAAGGAACGGTTAGACTCCGGGTCACAACGCTTTGATAAATTAGAGCGTATGATCTGGGGTATCTACCCCGTTATGATTACTTCGTTAATAGCTATTGTTGGGTTGGTAATAACACAATGAAATTTGACGCAATCAAAGGATTGATCGGTGCGGTAGCGCCTACCCTTGGTCAAGCCCTTGGTGGGCCTTTGGGTGGTGCTGCGGCACAGACGATCGCCAGCGTACTAGGATGCAAGCCTGATGAAAAAAGTATTGCCAATGCAGTACAAGCGGCTACCCCAGAGCAGTTGGCAGAGATTAAAAAAGCTGAACTCGACTTCCAAGTTCAGATGAAGAAGTTAGACGTGGATGTATTCGCACTCGAGGCGGAGGATATACAAAACGCTAGGCTTGCTTTTAAAGGAGACTGGACGCCTAAATTTATTGCGGTTGCGTGTGTATTATTTTTTGGCGGATACATTGCCCTAGTCACACTACAAGATCCTGCCATGAATGATGACGGGATTGTTAACCTTGTGCTCGGTTATCTGGGCGGTATCGTCTCATCTATTATCAGTTTCTACTACGGCGCATCACATAAGCATGACTAATGAAGACTAGCGAAGAAGGGCGATCATTAATTAAAAAATTTGAAGGCTGTGAGCTTCAGGCTTATCAGTGTTCTGCAAACGTATGGACGATTGGTTATGGCCACACTCAAGGTATTAAAGAAGGCGATGCTTGCACTCAAGAAGATGCTGACCGAATGCTTGAAGAAGATTTGGAAGAGTTTGAAGGATATGTTCAAGAAGCGGTAAAAGTGCCGCTTGAGCAACACGAATTTGATGCACTGGTCGCATGGACATACAACCTCGGTCCGAGTAATCTTCGTTCCTCGACCATGCTAAAACGCTTGAACGATAGCCAGTTTGATCAAGTTCCTTCAGAAATGCAGAGATGGAACAAAGCTGGTGGAAAAGTTTTGGATGGTTTGATCCGCAGAAGGGAGGCGGAATCACTTTTATTCACAAACGAAGATTGGAGCCATGTCTGAGCTTGCGCTAAAAGACTTTGACATTTTATCGGACGCCGAAAAAACAGAAGCCATAGCGCTTTTGAAAAAATACGATCAACTTGAAAAGCAAGATGACTGCCAAAACGATTTTATAAAATTCGTTAAGCACATGTGGCCTGATTTTGTTGAAGGAAGGCACCATAAAATAATAGGTGAAAAGTTTAACCGTATTGCTCAAGGCAAGCTAAAACGGTTGATCGTTTGTTTGCCACCTCGTCATACTAAATCAGAATTTGCGAGCACCTATTTTCCTGCATGGATGATGGGTCGGCGCGGTGACTTAAAAATTATTCAGACCACACACACCGCCGAGCTTGCGGTCCGGTTCGGTCGAAGAGTCAGGAACATCATTGACTCAGAAGATTATCAAGAAGTCTTCCCGAAGCTGAAGCTTCAATCAGATAACAAATCAGCCGGTAGGTGGACCACCAATGAGGGTGGCGAATCTTTTTATTCGGGCGTTGGTGGCGCGATTACTGGTCGCGGTGCTGACCTGTTAATTATCGATGACCCTGTTTCTGAGCAAGACGCCCTTTCTCCAACCGCAATGGATTCGGTTTACGAGTGGTATACCTCTGGTCCTCGTCAGCGTTTACAGCCGGGAGGCATCATCGTAATCGTTATGACGCGATGGTCAACTAAAGACTTGGTTGGCAAGGTTATTAAAAAGCAAGGTGACGATCATGCTGATCAGTGGGAGATGATCGAGTTCCCAGCGATCATGCCAGAATCAGAATTACCTTTGTGGCCGGAATACTGGAAGAAAGAAGAGTTATTGAGCGTTAAAGCTTCTTTGCCAATTGGCAAGTGGAATTCCCAGTGGATGCAGAATCCAACCGCTGAAGAAGGCTCAATCGTTAAACGTGAGTGGTGGGAGATCTGGGAGAAGGATTATGTGCCAGCCTATTCTTATGTAATTCAGTCCTACGATACGGCGTTCTCGAAGAAAGAGACCGCTGACTATTCAGCCATTACAACTTGGGCAGTTTTCACACCAGAAATCGATGGTCCTGAGTGCATAATATTATTAGACGCTAAGCGGTTCCGTGTCGATTTCCCGGAGCTTAAAAAGATTGCGATGGATGAGTACAAGTATTGGGATCCTGATTGCGTGTTAATTGAGGCCAAGGCATCCGGCACCCCCCTAACCCAAGAATTGCGAAGAATGGGCATCCCCGTGACGGCCTATACACCATCTCGGGGGCAGGATAAGATTGCAAGAATGAACAGTGTCGCGCCGTTATTTGAATCGGCGATGGTTTGGGCGTCAGAAGATACGTTTGCTGAGGAAGTCATCGAGGAAATGGCTTCTTTCCCATACGGCGACCATGATGACTTTTGCGACTCTGCTACAATGGCGCTAATGAGGTTCAGGCAGGGCGGTTTTGTTACGCTCGAAGATGATTATCAAGACGAGGCTAGATTTCTGCCTCGTGACAGAAAGGTGTATTACTAATGGCAGTTGAAAGACTTTTAGGCACTCAGGATGACCCAGACGTAATTCCTCTTTCCCGAGAGGTTGAAGTCGCACCAGAACCTTCTCGTGAAGACATGATCAGAGATGCCGCTCAAATATTGGTCGATGAAGAAGAAATTTTAATCGATGAAGAAATTGACGCGGTTCCAGAAACGCCGCAAATACCTTTCGATTCAAACCTAGTTGATTTTCTCGACAAGTCCGACATTGGAAAGCTTGCTGATGATGTTTTGCAGTCAATCGAATCAGACAAGCAGTCTCGATCCGAGTGGGAAAAAACCTACGTTGACGGTTTAAAATATTTGGGAATGAAGTTTGACGAAATGCGTTCGTCCCCATTTCAGGGATCTTCAGGTGTTATTCACCCGATTTTAGCCGAGTCGGTTACACAATTTCAGGCTCAAGCATACAAAGAGCTGCTCCCAGCCAAAGGACCGGTAAAAACGGAAATTATCGGCAAAAGAAGCCCCGAAATAGACATGCAGGCTCAGCGGGTTTCTGGATTTATGAATTTTTACATCATGAATGTGATGAAAGAATACGATCCAGAGCTAGATATGCTGCTTTTTTACTTGCCTATCGCCGGATCTGCTTTCAAGAAGGTTTATTACGACCAAGCACTTAGCAGGGCTGTCTCGAAGTTTATTGCTCCTGAAGATCTCGTGGTCCCTTACGAATCTTCTGACATTTTGTCGGCAGAAAGGGTCACTCATGTGATCTCTATGAGCAAAAACGAGATCCGCAAGCAGCAGTTGACCGGTTTTTATGCGGATATTGAGTTGAAAGGCGACTCTTACGTTTCTAACCGAAGCGAAATTGAAGAAGAAATTGATGAAATTGAGGGTATGGCACCGAATTATTCGGAAAACCGGGATAGAACGGTTTACGAGGTTCATACCATCTTGGATTTGCCCGGATATGAAGATGTTGGCTCAGATGGAGAGCCAACCGGATTAAAACTCCCGTATATCGTCACAATTGACGAGCAAAGTCAGCAGGTTTTGGCAATCCGTCGAAATTATGCTGAGCAAGACCCGCTAAAACAAAAAATTAACTACTTTGTTCAGTACAAGTTTTTGCCCGGACTGGGGTTTTATGGCCTTGGTTTGAGTCACATGATCGGAGGTCTCTCCAAGGCTTCAACGTCCATTCTGCGGCAACTAATAGATGCCGGGACCATCGCAAATTTACCCTCCGGCTTTAAAGCAAGAGGGATGAGAATTCGTGATGAGGATGAGCCGCTTCAGCCCGGAGAGTTTCGAGATATTGACACAACCGGTGGGTCGTTGCGAGAAAATTTAATTCCGCTTCCTGTCAAAGAGCCTTCAAATGTCTTGATGCAATTACTTGGAATGTTGGTTGAATCCGGCAAGAGATTTGCTTCAATTGCCGACACCAATGTTGGCGACATGAATCAAGCAATGCCGGTTGGTACCACGGTTGCCTTGTTAGAGCGCGGCACCAAGGTGATGAGCGCAATTCACAAGCGATTGCATTATTCGCAGCGAATCGAGTTTCAGCTTTTAGCCAAAGTGTTTGCTGAATACTTGCCGCCGATGTATCCGTACCAGACGCCAAATGGCGATCAGCAAGTAAAACAAACAGACTTTGATGGCCGCGTTGATGTTATCCCGGTTTCTGATCCCAACATATTTAGCCAGTCTCAACGAATTACGATGGCGCAAGAGCTGATGCAGCTTGTGCAGTCAAATCCAGAAATCCATGGGCCTCAAGGCATGTACGAGGCTTATCGTAGAATGTACGCAGCTCTTGGCGTAGATGACATCGACAGCCTTTTGCAGCCACCACCACCACCTCCGGTTCCTGCACCCGTTGATGCTGGTATCGAAAACAGCGGTTTGATGATAGGTCAGCCACAGCAGGCTTTTGAGCCACAAAACCACCAAGCGCATATCGACACGCATAGGTCTTTATTTCTTACGGATGTGGTTAAAACTAACCCACAAATGCAGTCGTTGATTATTGCTCATAGCATGCAGCACTTGCAGTTTATGTCTACCCAAATGGCAAAGGAGCAAATGCCTCCCGAGATTCAACAGCAAATGCAGCAGATGGAACAGCAAATGCAACAGGTTCCACCAGAGCAACAGCAACAAGTTGCAAGTCAAATTCAAATGATTACTGAAAGTTTTTCAGCGCCGATCATGGCTCAATTGACTCAAGATTTCTTAATGTCAGTTGGTCAGGGCAACGAAGAAGACCCGCTAGTCCAAATTAGGCAAAGAGAGCTTGATTTGCGTGAACAGGAGATAGTTGCTGATCAAGAGCAATTTGATGCTAAACAGGCTCAGCGAGAACAAGAAAAGCTGCTTGAATCTGAAATATCGAAACAAAGAATTGATGTTCAGAAGGACGTAGCAGATGACAAGTTAGATATAGCCATGAAGAGACTTGAGCAGCAAGCTGAGTTAAAGTTGCTTGAGTTACAGGCTAAATTCGGAGGTTACAGATGACAACGAGTTACATTTTAGAACGTCAAAAAGAGCTAAAGGCTTACAAAAAAATTATGAGGGATGCCGAAAAAGCTGTTGTCGAAAAGATGGAAGAAGAGAAAGGGCTTAGGCAAGCCGCAAATGAGGCAAGAATTAAGGCCAAGGTTGAAAGAATTGCAAGAGGTGAATCTGCGCCAGTAAAAGCTTCAGTTTCAATTGAAGCGCCAAAGGCTGCTGTTGCAGAGACTGCCGAGGAAAGCCCTAAACCCAAAGCAAAAACAAAAGTTTCTTTTAAGAAAAAATCGGTTGTTGAGGAGCAGGACGATGCCTCTGAAGAAGGGTAGCGGAAAAAAAACCATTAGCAGGAATATAAGCATGTTAAGAAAAGAAGGTAAGCCACAAGACCAAGCTGTTGCTATTGCCATGAAAACAGCTAAAGGCATGAAAGACGGTGGAGCGGTTTCTAAAGGCCAGCTCAAGGTTAAGGTTAAGAAGATGCGTACTCGCGGCACTGGTGCAGCTACTCGCGGCTTAGATTATTACGAGCGCGTATGAGAGACGATGTTGACCTAGCCTCATCTTTGAAGCGCATGATTGCTGATCGCAGAAGTTTGATCGTTGAAACATTGTGCGAAGGTATGCTCAAAGATATGGAACATTATAAAAGTTTGCAAGGCGAGCTAACTGCGTTAAACTTGGTTGAACAGTCAATTCAAGATTTTTACGCAAAAGGAGAGCGCTAGTGTCAAAACCGTCGATTGAATCGGCTTTCGTTCAGAAGGATGATCTTGTTTTAGATCCTTCCTTGTTGGACAAAAGCGTGTTGGATCGTATGCCAAGTCCGTCTGGTTGGCGGATGCTTGTAATTCCCTATGTTGGGAAAAGGACGAGTAAGGGTGGCATTCATCTAACAAAAGAAACCGTGGACCGAGAATCATTAGCAACAGTCGTTGCTTATGTTGTTAAAAAGGGACCACTTTGTTATGCAGATACCGAGAAATTTGGCGACAAACCTTGGTGCGACGAGGGTAGCTGGGTTCTTATTGGACGTTACGCAGGCGCTCGTTTCAAGTTGGACGATGGTGATGAGGTTCGCATCATAAACGATGACGAAGTTATTGGCACTATCCTAAACCCTGAAGACATAGTGAGTAGCTGGCGATGAGTGTAGAAAATCAAAACGCGGTAGAAGAAGAAATTGAAGTTCAAATTGTTGAAGACCCGGCTGAAGAACAAGAAGGCGGGGCAGTCAACAGTGATGACGAGCTTGAGCGCTACACCAAATCGGTCAGCAAGCGGATTAACAAGCTAAATCAAAAAACCAAACAAGCTGAAGAACGTGCTCAATACCTTGAGCAATTAGCAATGCAAAAAGATCAGGAATTGAACGCTTATCGTCAACATTCCGTGGTTCAGCAGAGCACAGTTCTTCAAAAAGAGGAAGAAGCTTTACTAAGCAAAGAAAGCCAGATCGACGATATTTATCGAAAGGCTATTCGTTCTGGTGATGCGGATCTAATATCAAAAGCTGATACGCTAAAGAATGACATTGCAATTCAGAAAGAAAAGCTTCGAGTTGCCAAATCTAGGCACACTCAGTCATCAGAGCAGCAAGTCGCTCCTCAGCAAGAAAATTATCAAGCTTATCAAGATCAGGCGCAAGCGCCTCAGCAAGAGATCAAGCCTACAAATGAGGCTTTATCTTGGCACGATCAAAATCAGTGGTACGGTGATTCTGAGAACGAGGAAAACCTTCAGGCAACTCAGTTTGCGTATTTTACGCATTTCAACCTGATTAATGAGGGGTTTGAACCAGATTCAGAAGAGTATTACAATGAGTTGGACACAAGAGTTTTTCGGATCTATCCTGATTTAAGGTCAGAACCGAAAGCCGATAAACAGGAAGATAGACCCGCCGTGCAAAGAGTCGCTTCCGCCAGCCCTGCTGGTCGGCAACAAACACGAAGCAACAAGCGTGGTGTTAAGTTCACTCAGTCAGAACTTCAGCGCCTCCGTGGTTTGAAGCCACACAATATGTCCGAGGAAGCTTGGCTTAAACGTGTAGCATCAGAAAAGCAAAAAATTGCTCAAAGGGAGGCAAGATAATGACAGACACAGCTAAAACCCGCGCTTCGCGTGATTCCGAGACGCACGATAAAAAGGCTCGACGTAGACCGTGGCGACCAGTTCGTAAGCTGGAAACTCCGCCCTCACCTCCCGGTTACACCTATCGGTGGATTCGAGAGAGCATGTTAGGGCAAGAGGATCGAGCTAACGTAAGTCGAAGGTTAAGGGAAGGTTGGGAACTGGTAACAGGTTCTGACTTGCCTCCAGAGTGGGAACTTCCCACAATGGATTCTGGAAGACATGCTGGCGTCATTTACAACGAGGGATTATTGCTGGCGAAAATTCCTAACGAAACGATTGAAGAGCGAAACTCTTATTATAACGATAAGAACCAAGCGGCTCGTGACGCATTGGATAACACAATGTTCAACGAAACCCGCAGCGATTCACGTTACGTTAAGTATGACCCTCAGCGAGACTCCTCAGTAACATTTGGCAGACGATAAGTCTAAAGGAGAAAAACAATGGCTAACAAAGACGCAGCCTTTGGTTTACGCCCCGTCCGTATGATGGGTGGTGCTCCCTACTCTGGCGGCCAAAGTCGATATCGTATTGCTTCTGGTTTGAGCGGCAAGATTTTCCAAGGAGATCTTGTTAAGCAAGTAACCGGAGGCGGTATCGAACGAGCCGCAGCTAGTAGCACTGTCCCCGTAGTCGGGGTTTTTAACGGGTGTCAATACACAGACCCCACATCCGGTGAGCAGGTTTTTTCTAACTACTACCCCGGTTCAATCGCGGCATCAGACATCATTGCTTTCATCATAGACGATCCCATGACCGTCTTTGCTGTTCAAGCTGATGCAGCTTTCCCTGTAGCGGATTTGTTCGGCAATTTTGATATTGTTGACCAAGCCACCACTGGTGATACAGCTTCTGGCCGATCAAATGTGGAACTTGATGTGACCACTGGCGCAACTGCAACAACCTTGCCGTTGAAAGCTCTGGACATTTCTCAAGATCCCGATAACGATGACGTAGCAAGTGCTAACACCAACGTCCTTGTGGTTATCCAAAACCACATTGCCGGTGTTAAATCTGCTGGCTTAGCATAAGGAGACTGACTAATGGCAATTTCACGCGCACAACTAGCGAAAGAGCTAGAGCCGGGCCTTAACAGCCTCTTTGGTATGAGCTATGACAGCTACGACCGCGAGTACGAAGAGATCTACGCAATCGAAGATTCTCAACGTGCTTTTGAAGAAGAGGTTCTGATTACTGGTTTTGGTTCAGCACCCACGAAGACTGAAGGCCAAGGCGTTGTTTTTGACAATGCTTCTGAAAGCTATTCAGCTCGTTACACCCACGAGACGATTGCTTTGGCATTCGCGCTCACCGATGAAGCAGTCGAAGATAATTTGTATGACTCACTCGGTAAGCGATATGTGAAAGCACTGGCTCGATCAATGGCTAACACCAAGGAAGTGAAAGGCGCTGATGTTTTGAACAATGCGTTTTCTGCTAGTTTTACTGGCGGAGACGGTGTTTCATTAATCAACACTTCTCACCCTTTGGCTGGTGGCGGCACTGCTGCTAACCGAGCTACGACGATGGCTGACCTGAACGAGACTTCACTCGAAGACGCTTTGATTGATATCTCAACCTTTACTGATGACCGAGGACTGACCATTTCGGTTCAGGCGACTAAGTTAGTCGTTCCTCCACAGTTGGTATTTGTTGCGGACAGAATTTTGAATTCTGAGAAGCGATCTGGGACTGCTGACAATGACGTTAACGCGATCCGAAACACTGGCGTTCTGCCCGGTGGTTACACTGTTAACCACTATCTGAACGACCCAGATGCTTTCTTCCTGTTAACTTCGGTCACAGACCAAGGCGAAGGTCTCAAGATGTTCCAACGCACAGCGATGGAAACCTCTATGGAACCAGACTTCACCACCGGAAACATTCGATACAAAGCGCGAGAGCGTTATTCTTTCGGATTCTCCGATTGGCGAGGCATCTACGGAAGTCAAGGCGCTTAATTGTTTCACATGAAACAATGAAAGAAGGGGGCTAATGCCCCCTTTTTTTTGCCTCAATATTGACCTAGAATGTCATTGACCTGAGATAAATTAGCCCTATTGACCGGCTCAGCGGACGTTACGAAGACAATGGGGCGAATCCTTTCGTAAGAGGTGAATATAATGGCGCAAACTACTTTTTCTGGACCCGTTAAATCTTTAGCTGGTTTTATTACTGCCGGTGTAAACAGCAGTGTTAGCTTATCTGCTGACACCACACTAACCGTTGCAGCTCACGCTGGTAAAATTATTTTATTAAACGATGCTGACGGCAAGTTTACTTTGCCTGCAATTTCTTCAGTAACACCAACCGATCCGACCTCACCTGATCAAGAAAATAACATTGGCGCTTCTTTCTACTTTTATGTAGAAACCGCAGCAACCGATCTTGACATCAAGACTGACGGCACTGATAAGTTCAAGGGCGCTGTAATCGTCGCTGTAGATGACGGCGCGAAGAAAGCATTTATTCCTGCGGCATCTAACGATGTTATGACCCTAAACGGATCCACAAAAGGCGGTCTTGTGGGTAGTGTTGTTCAGGTAACTGCTATCGACGCTGCTACTTATTTGGTACACAACACGTTATTGCTAGGCTCTGGAACGATTGTTACTCCTTTCGCTGACGCTTAACGCTATAACTCAGGAGAGTAATAATGGCTGATGCAGTCACTTCACAAACTATTCAAGACGGCGAACGTAAAGCCGTCTTGAAGTTTACAAATATCTCTGACGGAACTGGCGAGACCAACGTGGTCAAGGTTGATGTCTCAGCCTTGACCGCTAACTCTGCTGGTAAAGCTTGCACGAAAGTAACCGTGGCTAAGATTTGGTGGCAGTGTGTCGGCATGGGCGTTGAGCTTTTGTGTGATGCAACCGCAAACACGTTGATTATCGGCCTATCGCCCGACAGCAATGGTTTCCATGATTATTCTGATTTCACCGGCATTCCAAACAATGCTGGTGCCGGTGTAACAGGAGACATTCTGTTTACAACAATAGGAGCGGGTAATACTGATACTTACACCGTGATTTTGGAACTGATCAAAGAGTACGCCTAATGGCCTCCACGAAGGACGCTAAAAGAACCGAGAGCGGCAGAGTCACTTATCGTGGCGAGTCGTTCTCCGGTTTTAATAAACCGAAAAGGACTTCTGGCGGTAAAAAGAAGTTTGCGGTTCTTGCGCGTCAAGGAGATCAAATTAAATTGGTTCGTTTTGGCGATCCAAACATGACAATCAAAAAAAACATACCAGAACGAAGAGCCAGTTTTCGCGCTCGCCACAAGTGCTCAACGGCGAAGGATAAATTGACACCTCGTTACTGGTCTTGCAAGAAATGGTGATCTAATGGCTGTATCAGACAATATGCAACAAGCGGTTGATGAGTACGGCAGCTCGGCGAGTCCTTACGCTTCTCTGCAAGATTATTTGATGCAGCGCCCGGTTTATGACCGTGGTTCAAGAGAAGCGCCTAATCCCTACGCAATGAACAAGGTCACGGTTGAGGGACCAAGCACAGAAGACCTTCTTTCTACTCAGTATCAAAAAATTATGGATGAGCAAAAAGCTGCGGATCAAGCTTCAGCTACTGCTCGACAAGGTGAAATTGACTCACTCAGAGATCTTTTAAGACAAGACATATCGACGGCAGAAGAAGCGGCAGCGGCTGAACGGTCTGGTCTGACTAAAACTTTGGAAGATCGAATTGCTGAGCTACAAACTGGAGTTGATACCGAGACGGCAGCTTTGCGCCAACAAGGGATTGACGAGCGAGCAGCGCTGACTACTGAGCAGCAGAGGATCAGCGACTTAATCCAACAGAATATTGACCAGACGGCTGCGGATTTGGCAGCTTCTGAAGAAAGAGTAAGGGCGGCCCAAACCGATGCTATTGGCAGTCTGGAGGATCGGCAAGGCTCTTTGATCGGCGATATTGACGCAAGAATTAGTGAGCTGGGAGCAACGCTTAATTCCACTCAAGAACAAATAAATGCCGATCTTGACGCACGAGACGCACAGCTTACTGGTGCTCAGAAGAGTGCAGCAGAAGCGGTTCAAGCTGAAATAGATTCCGTTCGGGAAAGCTTAGGAACGATTCAGTCGGAGATTCAAACTGAAAACAAGGCTCAATTAGAAGCTTTGCGGAATGAAAGATCAACGCTTTTAGGGAATATCGAAGCAAGCGTCACCAACCTCGAAGAAAATATTGCAGGGCTTCCAATTGACCAGCTTCAGCAAGAAATAAACAAGTTACGCACCGAATCTGAAACTTTAAAGAGCACCGGAAGCGATGAACGAAAACAACTGTTTGATCAGATGGAAGCTTTGCGCGATGGTATGCTGACCAATGATCAAGTAAACGCTTCTATCGCTCAAGCAATGGAAACTGGAACCCTTACTCCAGACCAAATAAACACTGCTATCGAATCGTTGAAATCAGATGTTGAGGGTAAAATCGGCGGTTTAGCTCCACTACAAAGCCTTGAAGCGCTTCAAACCGAGGTTGCCACTGTTGCAGGGTCAACCACTGAGCTTGGTTCTGAGATAGATCTTTTACAAAAAGCCGTAGAAGGCAGTGCTACCTCAGAAGAGTTAGCGGCTCTTGAAGAGTCACTAAAAGGTACAACCAGCCAAATAACTGATCTTCAAGGACAAATGCTTGATCCTGCTCAGATTGAGGAGCAAAGAAAAGCAGCTATTCAAGCTGCAATTGATCCGATTGCCGCCCAAAGGCAAGAAGCTATTACTGGCGCAATCAATCCAATACAAGAGCAGATCGCAGCTTTGCAAGGTCAAATTCCCGGAGAAGTAGATGTTGACGCTTTGCGCCAGTCGATTATCGATGAGCTGAAGACTCAAACACCTCCCCCCGGTGGTGGAACTGGCGGAACTGGTGGAACTGGCGGCGGCACAGGAACTGTTGATCCCGGTCCTATTGTTGTTGAACCCGGACCCGGCTTTAGTGGAACGCCCTATGAAAACTTTATGGGCGGATTCGTACCCGGCGCAGGTCAAACCTATAATGCAGGCATGAATTACGGTCCATCAGCGTCTGAAGCGGCTGGTTTTAACCCTGCTGGCGGAAGCTCTGGCGGCGTAGGTAATCAAAGCCCTTATGGTCAAGGTGGATCGGCAGCGGCTAACTTTTACGGCAATGCTCCAGTTGGCTCAATGGGCAATACTGGTTCACAAGCGCCTATAAATTACAGCCAAGGACCATTTCAAATTCAGAAATTTGACAACGACCTTTTTAACCGAACAAATTTTGGAATGTAGCTTGTGACTTCATCTGCTCCTAAGAATGTAGCGAACCCAAGCCTTTACGCTAAAGCAAAAGCTAAGGCTAAGGCGAAGTTTGATGTTTATCCGTCAGCATACGCAAATGCGTACATGGTCAAGGAGTACAAGAAGATGGGCGGAAAATATAAAGGCGCGACCGGTGGAGAAGTTACCTTGAACGAGAAGAAAAGCGATTTGAACAAGGACGGTAAGCTTAGTCGTTACGAGCGTAAGCGTGGTGAAGCGATTGCTAGAAACATGAATACCGGTGGAGCCGTCATGGTTCAAGGTCGAGGTTGTGGCGCAATTATGCCTAGCAAGCAAAAAAAGACACGAGTACCCCGTGGCTAGGACTGGCCTAAAAAAATGGTTTGGCGAGAATTGGGTCGATATCGGCGCTCCTAAAAAAGACGGTAAGTATCAGCAATGTGGCCGAAAAAGCGCGTCAAAAAAAAACGGCAGGGGTTACCCAAAGTGCGTACCGGCGGCGAAAGCAGCGGGTATGAGCGAAAGCCAAAAGAAAAGTGCGGTGACCAGAAAAAGGTCTAAAAAACAAGGTGTAGGCGGCAAGCCTACGATGGTAAAAACATTCGCCGCTCATGGCGGATCAATCAGGAAAACTCCGGGCAATTCCGGTTTATTCGGGAGACGATAATGAAGAAGATGAAGGCAAAAGGATACAGTCGTGGCGGCGCTCCAACAACACGCGCACAACGTCGATCTACGTTAAGCAAAGCGCAAAAAAATCTTTTAGATTCCGTTCAGGGACGAGAAGGCAGTAAGCAGTCAACAAGCGTAATTCAAAACCTGTCCGATCAATACGGCTACAAGCCCGGTAAAAGAGCTGGTGCAAAAGGTGGGATGGGCAAAGGTAAAAGAGCGAAGCCACCCGGAATGCAAAGAGGTGGTGTAGCTGTAAAAACTACCGGTATGGGCGGCAAAGAAGCTGGCCCGTCAAAGGCGCGATCTGGTGCAGGAACTGGCAGATCAATTTCAGAGCTGAGTGATGCTCAAAAGAATTTGCTTAGATCTGTCCAAAGCACCGGGCGCAAACAGCCAACAGGCGTTATTGACGATCTAACAAAGAAGTACGGTAATCTTGCTGCTCGCAAGCAGCGTCAAACCCTTAAAGCGAAAGCGCCCAAGCCACCCGGAATGCAAAGAGGCGGAGCCATGAAAGCTAAAGGCATGCAAAGAGGCGGCATGATGAAAGCCAAAGGCATGCAAAGAGGCGGCATGATGAAAGCCAAAGGCATGAAGAAAGGCGGCAAGGTTGCAGGAACTTCTCGGCCAAGCGCTACGAGCGGCTTTAGAGCACCTTCATCGAAATCCTCTGGTTTATACGGGAAGTAAAATTAATGGCGTATTTGCAAAGCAACATCCCATACTTTAAAGCTTGGGTAAGACGCGAATACACAGTTAATCATCAGAGGTATCACGGCGAGTTTCTGCATGCGATGGTTATTGGTGTAACCACGATGCCGACTCGCTGTCTTTCGTTTCAGATCTTATTTACAGGTTGCGAGGCTGATGAAGATGAACCAAATATCCACGGTGGCGCAATGTGGGCAAGAATGCCAATCACCGCGCTGGTTGGTGATACGCCGTTTGAAGAATGGCCTGAACCAATGCCTGTATGGGCTGCTCAGCCTTGGGATTGCAGCAGTCATCATCACGCTGTTTACGTCCTTGATCGTTGCACACCTTGTCCTTGGCTCGCTAAGATTGACGGCGAATTTTATCCTGCAAAATACCTTTTCACGGTGGATTATTCGGAAAATGAAATTGCTGATGACCCTGCCCAACATAAACAGTCGCATGTTTTAGAGCTGTTAGATGCAGGCAAGTGGACCGGAAATATTGTTGCGCTGCCCAATAATAGGGTAAGAGTCACACATCCGGCATGGTTTGAAACCGGCCAAGGAGCGCCAGATTTCTTGCCGAGCCAGCATATTCATTACAGCAAATCTGATTTAGACTATACTTTGGATATTAATCAAGTTTTCGACAACCTATATGCCGAAACGAACGAAGAGGACTTAGATGATGAAAAAGAATAACGGCAGAAAACCAGTCGGAAATTCTGGTTTATATGGCAGGGTAACGCGCAAACAGATGGGCGGAGCTGCTAAACCAGTCGGCATGAGTGGGCCCGGATTTCTTGCAGGAGAGATACCTCCTGACGGGAGTGGGTCAGGTATTGCCATGAGTCAAGCGGCTCGTGAAGCGATGGAAAAACGCCGCGAAGCGGAGGAGGCGGCACGCAGGAGAGGTCCAAAAATGCCTCCGATTCGAACCAATGACTTCCAAGATGAAGACATGAACGGCGTTGATGACCGAGACGAGTCTTCTCGCGGCAAAAAACGCCGTTCCGGCAGAGATGGTAATGTTCGCGATCATGTAAAAACTGGGCCGGGAAGAGGTCCAAGAAGTCCTTCACGCGATCAGCTTCAAAGAATTCAAGAGATGCTTGCAGGTAAAGCAGATCGTGGCGGCAGAGGCAGAGGAAATATTTTTGATCGCCTTAAAGATCAGGCTCGCCGCAGAACGGAGTCGCCATACGAGCCAAAAATGCCCGGCGGGGGCAGGTTAAGACCTCCGGTTATGGGTCCGGATCCGGATATCGGTAGAATGATGCCTCGAAGATTTGAAGGTCTTGGAGCCACCTTAGTTGACGCCCTTGGGATTAAGAGCAAAGGCATGGGCGATAAGTCCAGAAGAGAACCACCTCGTCCACGAACCACTGGCGGCAGAAGAGGTCGCGGAAGGAGAAAGTAAATGGCCGTCAGCGGTACTAAAAGTTTCGAGCCGGATGTTGCCGAGTATATCGAGGAAGCGTTTGAAAGATGCGGCCTAGAGCTGCGTACTGGCTATGATTTGCGGACCGCGACCCGCTCACTCAACCTAATGTTGGCTGAGTGGGCAAACCGTGGTTTAAACCAATGGACTATCAAGCAAAACGCAATCCCGATGTTGACGGGTACGATTACCTATAATCTTGATCCAACAAATTCAACGGCAGCGATTGATGTGCTTGACGTTTTTGTCCGAGAAGAAATTCAAGGCACAAACACTGATGTTCCGCTGAGCCGCATGAGTCGAGCTGAATACGCTCACTTGGCAACTAAAACCACAACAGGCAAGCCTAATCAATTTTTCGTGGATAAGCAGATATCCCCGACCATTACGGTTTGGCCGCAGCCTGACAAAAACAGCACATACACCGTTTACGTTAACGTGTTGACGCGCATGGATGACGCTGGTGGTGGTGCTAATTCTTTGCAGATGCCGTTTCGGTTTTACCCATGCTTGACTGCCGGGTTGTCTTATTATCTGGCTCTTAAAAAAGCTCCTGAAAAAGTGCAGATGCTGAAGCAATTGTATGAGGAAGAGTTTACCAGAGCGTTGAGCCAAGACGAGGAGCGAGCAAGTTTTAGGGTCGCCCCAGATCTTAGAAGCTACAACATCGCATAGTCATGGCTTTTGCATCCAACAAGAAAGCTTGGGGAATCTGTGATATCACAGGTTTTCGCTATCGTCTGCGAGACATGAAGAAAACTTGGGATGGCTACTTGGTTGGTCCTGATCAGTGGTCGCCAAAGCATCCTCAGTTGATGAGAAAGCCTACGCCCATTGATCCGCAAGCGCTTAAAGATCCTCGCCCTGCGGAAACGAGTGACAACAATTTCTTTACCGTCTACACCAATGTTGGAGATGGTATCCTTGGCACACAATTGCAAACTTTTGCAATATCCTGTAGTGTTGGCAACGTGGAGGTAACCACATCATGAGTTTCACTTTGGCAACTTTGAAGTCTGCGGTTCAGGATTATTTGCAGGTCGATGAAACGACTTTTAATAACAACCTGAACACCTTCATACAGGAGGCGGAGACAAGGATTTTTAAGCTGGTTCAGTTGTCTGAGCAGCGTAAAAATGTAACCGCGACAACCTCGCAAAACAATCGGTTCTTAGCGACACCTACTGATTTTTATGCACCGTTTTCGTTGGCGATTATTGACAATGGAACGTACTATTATTTGCTGCTAAAGCATCCGTCGTTCTTAAAACAATATGACCCATCGTCTTCTAGCCGGGGCCGCCCAAAGTATTACAGCAATTTTGATGACGCAGCATTTGAGCTGTCGCCGGTTCCTGATGCAAATTACAGCGTAGAGCTGCATTATTTGCACGAGCCTGCTTCACTTACTTCTGGCGCGGATAGCGGAACTACATTGCTTAGCACTGATTACCCAGATGCTTTGCTATACGGTACGTTAGCCGAAGCCGCCGTCTTCTTAAAAGAAACTCCCGATGTGATTGCCAACATGGAACAGCGTTTCATGGCAGCAATCGGTCGGATGAAAAACCTGTCCGAAGGTCGTGACACGCGAGATGAATATCGTTATGACCTATTACGGACAGGGGTGAGTTGATGGAGAAGATTGAAAGTTTAAAAGGAAAAAAAGTTGCATTGATTGGTTTGGGCGCAAGCCAAATTGATTATGTAATTGGCATGGAAAACAGCAAGCAGTGGGACGAGGTGTGGGTAATCAACAGCGCCTTGTCGGTTTTTGCTTGTGATCGAGTTTTCATGATGGATCCGGTGAGTCGCTACTTAGACACCGAAGATGCTGGAAACCAGACGGACGTTATGCGCCGGTTGTTGCCAACCTTTGACAAACCTATTTATTCCTGTGAGCTTGATGATCGAGTTCCGGCGGTGGTTGAGTTTCCTTTAGCCGAAGTCATGACAGACGCCAAGTGCGCTTACTTCAACACAACTGTTGCGTATGCAATGGGTTTTGCGTATTGGAATCGGGTCGGTCATATAGATCTATTTGGATTGGATTTTAGCTACGCGCATAACATTCACTTCGCTGAAGCTGGCAGAGCTTGCGTAGAATTTTGGATCAGTAAGTGTCTTGAGAACGGTATCGGGATTGGCGCATCACCAAGATCGTCATTGCTTGATAGCAATGTTGGTGTGACTGAGCGATTGTATGGCTACCATCGACTTGACGATCCATTAGTTGCAATGCCGCAAGATGGAGAGTGGCATGTGTTTCCACGCTCCATGATGAGCGAAATGGTGAAAAAGCATAATCTTGAAACCATTGAACTTCCCAAAGCCCCGGAGCCATACAAGGGATGATGAAAGACGATATCGGTTTCCAGCTAGGAAACGTCATGGTTTCTACAACCCAGAACAAGGGGCATGACCCTGAGTTCTGGGCGGAGCAAGTCACTAATAAAATTGTGGGTATAAGCGAGACGGCAGCGCCTCATATTCGACAGCAAGCGGAGGCTTTCAGAAGTCACGTTTATCAAGTAATATTGCTAGGGATGAAAAACTCAATAAAATCAGACCGAGTGACCCTTTCAAATAAGCTGCGCCAGCAAGGTCACGAGGACATGGCGAACATTATCAAGGAGCTGTGACATGGCCATCACATCTGCAATTTGTACTTCGTTTAAGCAACAACTGCTTACAGGAACGCACAATTTTACGAACGGTGCTAACTCATTTAAGTTAGCACTTTATACTTCCAGCGCAACTCTTGGAGCGGGAACCACGGTTTACGTCACCACTGGGCAAGCGTCTGGAACGAATTACACTGCTGGCGGTTCTGCGTTAACGAATGTAACGCCTTTCGCTACAAACGGGGTTGGATGTGTAGATTTTAACGATCTCACCTTCAGCACAGCAACCGTGACTGCGAGAGGCTGTCTGATATACAACGACACGCAAGGTGATAAAGCCGTTGCAGCCATTGATTTCGGTGGCGATAAAACCAGTACCGCAGGCGATTTCACGGTGGTTTTTCCAGCACCAACTGCAACTGGCGCAATCATCCGTTTGGCGTAATGCTAAATGGCGCTGCAACAACTAGATTTTCAGCCGGGAATCAATAAAGAGGCTACCGACTATTCCGCAAAAGGCGGGTGGGTTGATGGCAACTTTATTAGGTTCCGCAAAGGCCGCGTTGAAAAAATCGGCGGCTGGGCGCAGCTTGGATCTCAATATTTCCTTGGCATTGGCCGAGCTTTGCACTCTTGGATATCTTTGGCCGGAACCCGATTCCTTGGCGTAGGCAGCACTTGGAAATATTACATCGAGGAAGGTAATAGCTACTTCGATGTTACGCCAATACGAGCAACCACTAATGCTGGTGATGTAACCTTTGGCGCAACCAACGGATCTTCAACAATTACGGTCACGGACCTAAACCACGGCGCTGCTAATAACGACTTTGTGACTTTCTCTGGAGCTGCCTCGTTAGGTGGCAACATTGTAGCTTCTGCTCTCAATCAAGAATATCAAGTGTCGCTCGTCACCGGAGTGAATACTTATGAAATTATTGCAAAAGATACGTCAGGCGCTACGCTGGTTGCGAACGGTTCTGACACCGGTAATGGTGGATCGAGCACTGTCGGTGCTTATCAAATTAATGTTGGGCTTGATACTTATGTTAGCAGTTCTGGCTGGGGTGTCGGTACTTGGGGATCTGGTGGTTTTGGATCCGCAAGCGCAATCTCTGCTGTAAACCAATTGCGGCTGTGGACGCACGATAACTTTGGTGAAAACTTAATTATAAATCCGCGTGGCGCTGGTATTTATGAGTGGATCGAGAACGATGGCGTATCGACGAGAGCAGTAGAGCTTAGCGGAAGAACGGGTGCCAACTTGGTTCCTACCGTTGGCTTACAAGTTATTACCAGTGAAACTGACAGGCATCTGGTAATTTTAGGCGCTGACCCTATCAATACGGCGGGTACTGCTCGTACCAATGTTATTGACCCGATGCTGATTGCCTTCTCTTCAGCAGAAGATGAGCTTGAATTTGAGCCTACTGCAACGAACAGCGCGGGTGACGTTAGGCTTTCGTCTGGTTCATTTATTGTTGGCGGCTTGAAGTCACGGCAAGAAATCTTGATCTGGACCGATACATCGCTTTACTCAATGAACTTTATCGGGCCACCTTTAACTTTTGCTGTTAACTTGGTGAACGAAGGTGCTGGCCTGCTTTCTCCCAAGTCTGCCGCAAACTCTCCAAGCGGCGTCTTTTTTGCAAGCAAGACCGGCTTTAACTTTTACAACGGTTCAGTGCAGCGTTTGCCTTGTACCGTTCAAGAATATGTGTTCAACGACATTGACCTTGGACAAGCGTTCAAGTGCTTTATGAGCGTGAACAGTCGATACAACGAGATGTGGTTCTTTTACCCAAGCCTAGAGGACGGAACCGGCGAGATCAGCCGGTATGTCACTTACAATTATTTAGAGCAAACTTGGGCGAACGGGTCTTTGACTCGGTTTTCTTGGCTGGACGCTGGCATTGAAGATTTGCCAATAGCAGCCGCAAAAGTTGGTGGCAACAACCTCCTGTATAACCACGAGACCGGCTATGACGATAATTTAGAACCGATGACAAATGTTTACATTGAGTCTGCGGACATTGACATTTCTGCTGGCGAAAACTTTGCTTTTATGAAAAAGATCATTCCCGACATGGCTTTTGTAACAGACCCGTCAGTCAGTAATGATCCTTGCATGAACATTGTGGTTAAACGTAGAGATTATCCGGGTCAATCGTTAACAACCGACTCAACGACTAAAGTTACGTCAACCAGCACATTCAGCAATGTGCGTACTAGAGGCAGGCAAGTGGTTTTCCGGTTTGAATCAGACGATGACGCATCAGATTTGAATCAAAAAGGCTATAAGTGGCGACTAGGTGCTACCCGTGTCGAGTTACAACCGAGCGGTAGAAGATGAGCAAGCTTCTGGAGACGAGGTTACCCCTCGAACTCAAGGAATTTGTTACTCAAGACACCTACAATCGCCTTGTGCGGATTCTTGAGATAAACTTAGGGTCAGTGGATATCACGATATCCCCGCATTTTAATAATGAGCAAATTGCTCAGTTACAATTTGCAACCGGTGCGATAATATTTAATTCGACCGAATCAATTCATCAAGCGTTTGATGGTAATCAGCTCAGGAATCTGTATGAACATCAAACCTACCCAACCGGCGTTCAAATGACGAGCGCGTTGGGCAACATAACGGTGAGTACGCCATGAGTCCAGAACTACAACAACAAATTCAAAACTTAATGGGTGATTTGCCTATTTCCATGGATAAGGCAGCGGGAGGTTTTGGTGAAAGCCAAAACGATATGGAGCGGATGTTGCAAAGACAAGCTTCTGAGCGCCAGCCTATTTCCATGGATAAGGCAGCGGGGGGTTTTGGTGAAAGCCAAAACGATATGGAAGAGATGCTCAGAGGGCAAGTCTCTGACAAAGAAATGGATCTTTACAAGAATTCTTTGGGCATGGCCGAAGGCGGCGAAGTAAGCCGCGAAGAAATGATGATGCAGGCGATGGAAGATGAGGCTGAGGGCCAAGCTGACCCGAATGAGGCGATTCGATCTTCAATTGAGGAGCTGATGATGCAAGCCTCTCAAGCAGAAGATCCTGCTGAGCGTGATCAATATTTGCACTTGGCAGAAGCGGCAGAGGTTGGCTCTCAAGCACCCATGGGAGAAATGGCGATTCAATTAGCGCAGGCGGGTCGAGGTGAAGATACAGCTCTTGCTCACGTTAGACCCGGCGAAGTTATTATTCCTCCCGAAGCTTTTGAAGACCCAGAGTTTGAAAGTTTAATTGAAAAGAAATTTGAAGAGCTGAACATTGATCCTTCCCGCATGGTTGTTGGTGTTGGTATTGCTTCGCTAAACCCTATTACCGGTTTGGAAGAGTTTGGTTTTTTTAAAAAGTTAGCCAAGAGCGTCAAAAAGGTTGTCAAGAAGGTCGTTAAACCGCTGGCGAAAGTTGCTCAGTTTATCCCCGGACCTTGGCAACCAATTGCAGCGTTAGCCAACAAAGCTTTTACGGTTTATGACGTTGCAAAAGGTCGGGCTAGCCCTCTTTCATTGCTAACCATGGGCAAAGGCGTTCCTGCCGGTGGCGGTAGTGGCGGAATATCAAGCTTGTTTGGTGGTGTAAAGGAATTTGTAACAAAAGGCGCTGATGGCGTTGGTCTTCTTGGCAATGTCGGTAAGGGTATTGGCAGCTTATTTACAGGTGGCGGCGCAGATGGAGCTGGTAGCTTCGGCAAGCTAGGAGATATTTTTACCGGCCCCGGTAAAGACAAAATTGGCAGCTTTGGCCGCATAGGTGACTTCTTTGGAGGGATTGGTGACTCTATCGGAGTCACTGACTATGCCAGTCAAGCGCAGGCGCAAAGAGACCCATACGAGGTGCTTGATGAGATATATCAGTCAGAAGGAGACGGCAGTCAAGGCCCGACTTCAGTGCAGCAGTTAATACTTGATATGCAAAAAGCAGAGGCTAGTCCAGAAGAGATATTAAGAGCCTTAGAGCAGAGCGGAAATCAACAACAGGCACAAGGCGGCGGGACTCCTCAGTGGCTAAAAACTATTGGCGATTACCTCGGTTTCGGCGGAAAAAGCGGATTAGAAGATGTTTACGGACCCGGAGCAAAGAATCCTCTTTCGGGACTTTTTGGGGGCGATGGTTCTGGCGGCGGTTTGAATATAGGCGGCCTTGGTGGAGCTGGCATTGCAGCGGTTCTTGCAAAGCTTGCTTATGACGAAGCTAAAAACCGACGAGGCGTTCAGTTGACGCCAGCTATGACCATGAACAAATACGGCGGTTATCAGATGGCTAAGCGTGACGCAGCCGCCGCTGGAGAAGCTGCGCCAGATCCAATCGATTACGGGTTACTACCATCGCCAATGCCATTATTGAGCGGAGGTAGACCAACGCCAGAAGATTCGTCTTATGGTTTTGGGGAAAGTCAAAACGAGATGGAAGTAAATAATCCGCAAGCAGATCCTGTAACCGGAATGAGGTATGGCGGAGCCGTTATGCCGTTGCAAATGCGATATGGCGGCATGGTTCCGATGGCCTATGCTGAAGGTGGCAATGTAGCGACCGAAGATTTTAAACGAAAGAACGGCGGCATTAACGGCGAGGGAACAGAAACCAGCGACGATATCCCTGCGATGCTAAGTGATGGCGAGTTTGTAATGACTGGTCAGGCAGTGCGCGGAGCTGGTTCATTCGACTTGCAAAGTGACGGCGGTATTATCACGTTAACGCCTAATGGCGGAGAAAGTCGGGAGAAAGGCACACAGTTGATGTATGAAATGATGGACCTGTTTGCCGAGTTTGCCGACAAACCAAAATCAAAGAGGGCTAAGGCGGCATGAGCATTTTAACCCCAGCGCAACTGCAAAGAGTTAGGAAGTTTCAGGAAGGCGGTGACGCCTCAAATTATATTTCTGCGGTTCAGCAAAATACTCAGCAAATGGACCCAATTACCCAGCAATTATTGTTTGGCTTGGATGGTGAGGGCGGTTTCATACCGGGTGCTTTTAGAGCGGCAGAAAGGACATTTTTTGATGACCAAGGTCGCCCAATTGTTATTCCGCAGGAGATTGCAGGCTTATCCCCTGATCAGATTCGCGCTCAAGAGCTTGCTCGTGCGAATGTTGGAACCCAACAGCCGTTCATTGAGCAGGCAATGCAGAGAGGCCAGCAAGGAATCGATGCGCTACAAGCCGGTTTTGCTGGTCAAGATTTAGCGTCTCAACAAGCTTTACAGCAAACCCAAGAGGGTGCTCGCTTTGCGCTTGACCAGAGAGATCGAGCTTTACAAGATTCTATGCGCGGCATCCAAGAGGGTCGAGGTAGAGCCATTACAGCCGAAGAAAGGTTGAGAGGAGATCTTGGCGACATTACAGGCATGGCTCAGCAAGGGGTTGGCCAATTTGCCCAGCAATTAGGGCAACAGGCTGATTTGAGCAGGCGAGCAACTGAGGACTTTGGAATGGACTTGGCTCGTGCTCGGCAGCAGGGTCGAAGAAGTTACGATGAGTTTGGTCGAGATATTACAGACTCGGTTGGCATGGGTATGAGAAGCGCAGAAGATCTTTCGCGTGGTTTATCACGATCAGAAGAACTTGCTGCTCGATCCGGTGCTAATCAAAGAGCGCGTCTTGATCTCGCGGAGCAAGGGTTAAAAGGCGGCATCAGCCGTCTTGACAGAGATCTCACAAGACAGTTGGGCGCAGAGGCGCAAACCACTGGTGATTTTGGCAGTCAGATTGGACAGGCTAGAACTGAGCTTCAAAAAACGACTGGCGAACCCATGGATATCGGTTCTCAAACGTCAAAGTATTTTGATCCTTATGAGGATCAGGTCGTTCAACAAGCAATCACTGATGCCTCTGAAGGATTGGCCAAGCAGGACATGGCCCAGTATGCTCGTGACATTGCTTCGGGCGGCGAGTCTGCATTTGGCTCTCGTGCGCGTTTAAGCGCCGAAGAAAGGGCCGAAGCCATGGGCCGTGGGTTGGCTAAACAAGTTGGCGGATTACGCTCAGCAGGCTTTCAACGCGCTCAGCAGACGGCTATCAGTGAAGACGAGCGCCAGCGTCAGGCCCAAAGAACAGCATCGTCCGGTTTAGCATCTTTGGCAGGACAAGAGCTTGCAGGAGAGCGAGGTTTAATTGACCGGGCCGCACAAGCCTCTCAGCAAAGGATGGGCGCTGCTCAAAATTTAGCCGGTTCAAGGCAACAGCGAGCAGCAAGTGAGCTTGCCGCTTCGAGAGGGTTGGCAGGAATATTAGGTCAGGGCGCTCAGCAGCGTTATGGCGCAGGACAACAAGTTGCTGGACAGGTTCAACAGGCGGCTGGACAGAAACTTGCGGCTGGTCAAGGTTACGGAAACCTGATTCAACAAACTGCCCAGAACCAGTTAGCGGCTCAGCAGGGTCTTGCCGCTCAAATGGGTCAACAGGCGCAACAACAATTAGGCGCACAGCAACAGCTTGGTAATGTAATGACTGGCGCGGCTCAGCAAAGATTTGGTGCTGGCACCGGTCTTGGTCAGCAATTGGCTGGTTTGGGTCAACAACAAGCCGCTGCAAGAACTCAGGCCGGACAGCAAGGAATGAATATTGCTGGCACGTTGGCCGGTCAATACGGTCAGATTGGCGCTCAGCAAGCGCAGGCTGGTCAGGCGCTTGGTTCTGCTCAAACCGGTTACGGCGGCATGCTTGCAGGATTGGGCGCTCAAGCGCAGCAGGCTGGCGCTCAAGACGTTGCGGCGATGCAAGGCATTGGCGGTCAGGCTCAACAGTTACGTCAGCAGCAGCTTGATGCTCAACGTGCTGGCTTGCTGCAAGCGCAGCAAGCGCCTCTTGCTCAATATCAGGCGTTGATGCCATTTATGCAGATGGTTCCGCAAGGTGCAACGCAAACCTCAACGACTTACACGCCTCCGCCATCTGCTTTGCAAGCTGGTGTAGGAACTGGCTTAGCCGCGCTTGGTGCGATAGGTAATTTCAACAACCCCACCATACCCAGCTCTTAATTTGAGGTTTGAAAATGACAATCGGAAGACCACAAATGGACAAACAAATCCGAGGTTATAACCAAGGGGGGATTGCTGGGCTACCTTATGTGGACTCAGTGGCCAATTTTGAGAACCCTTTGCTTGCAGGCAATCCTTCGCTGAATGTGCCAAAGCCTCCTTCAATAAATTCGTTGCTTCCTACCAGACCTTTACCAGTCCAGCCTCTGAAGCCTTATTCGGCTCTTGACGATCTTGCAGACGAGCGAGAGGATGTCGCGCCGCCAAGGGCTACTGCTGCCCAAATAAAAGATCTTGAGGAAGAGGTTAAGGATTCAGAGGATAGCAGAAGAACTTTTGATGACCGGTTTAACGACTACAAAAGCAAGCTTGCACCGCTCTTTGGAGCAGCTCCGAGGAGAAGAAACTTTTACGATTTGGCTTCAACTTTAGGCGAAGCTATTCTTTCTTCAGATCCTACCCTTGGCCCCATGGCAGGTATTGGAAAGGGCTTAGTTGCTTTTAACAAAGAAACCAAAAAAGAAGCTGATGAAGCTAGGGCGCTTCAGCGTCAAATAGCTTTAAAAGCTTTTGAACTGGCAAGAGAAGATGAAACTTTAGCCTCTGAGTATATGCGAAAAGCGCAGCTTGAATTGATAAAACAAAGCAATAAGGGAACCAAGTTTATAGCATGGGAAATACCTGAGCTTGACGAGTCAGGAAATCCTACAGGAAAGAAAATTAGAAGGTCAGCGGCTGAAACTGATTTGGCTACGCAACAAGAATATCAAAATCTTGGCGGCTACCCTGTCACTGGCGGCGGTACTTCGGTTAGTGTTGGCGGTCAAAAGACTTCTGGCTTTGTTCAAGAGCAGGGCAAATTGTTCTCAAAGGCTGTTGCTGAGTGGGGCAAGCAGGCTGAGCTTGCAAGAAGTCAAAAAAACTTATTAGACACCGCTGCTCGTTTGTCTAAAAATTTGGATGCGGATGAAAGAGGAAGGTTAGCAAGCGTTACGCTTCCGTTAAGAGAGTTTATGGTGGATCTCGGTTGGGCAGATGCTGAGACGATAGAGGCTCAACAACTTGTTAAATCTTTTGGAACCAGAATAGCGATGGGATTGATTGGTCAAACCAAAGGCGCTATTTCTAACGCGGAAATGACCTTGTTCTTGGCATCTTCCCCCGGCTTAGCAATGACAAAAGGCGGTTATGATCGCCTGATTGGTTACTTGAATCGAATCAACCAAAAATCTATTGATTTTCAAGAAGCTTATAACGATGCGATGTTGTCTGGAGAGTTTAACGAAGCCATTGATTCAGGAAATGATGCGATGATTTCTGCCGCAATAGGAAAATGGCAAGCTCAATGGCATCGAAACAACCCGTTGTTCTCTCAACAAGAGATACCTGAAATTGAAGCGTTGGCAAAAGAGGAAAGCAGGGAGGCTCGATTGTTAAGGCAAGGCTTTAACTCAGACTCAAAAAAAGGGTCAGGGAATGAAAACGATGTTTCGGGAAGGTTTTGATGGCTAAGAAAACTGTTGAGATTGACGGAATCGAGTACAAAATTCCTGAAGAAAGAAGTAAGGAAGAATTAGAATTAGCAATCCGCACCAACGTGGATGGGCTAGGTGCTGAGCACGATCAAAAACTTAGAGAAGCCGGGCGAAGGTTTTACGAAGAAGAAGCTTCTGGCGTTGTTGACGGTTTTGTTCACGGGTTAACCAACAGTCCCCGAGCCGGTCATCATTGGTTGGGTTCAAGGCGGTTTCCTGAAGATGCAAGAAAAGGCCGAGATCCCGGCGAAAGATATTACGTTGACCCAGACTCTGATGACGTTATGTTTATTGATGTCGATGGAGTATACGGCCCCAAGGGTCAAGCTTACAAAGAGTTTGGTGATGTCATTGAATTTGGCGACATAGACAAAGATGACCTTATAGGCTGGATGGGTCCGGGTGCTCAATTGTTATCAGAAATGATTCTTGGCGGTACAGGTATGACCGTTGGAGCGGCAAAGGGAACCGCTTTTCTTGGACCGGGCGCAGGCACAGTTGTTGGCGGAATGGCTGGCGGCGCTGCTGGCTCTGCCGCAGGAACAGTCGTTGGGCAAGGTATAAGGTCTGGTCTTTCTGCGGTAGTTGGTGGTCCTGAAAGTGATTTTGACCAGCTTGTTTCGGATACGGCTTGGTCTGCTGGATTTGGTTTAATTCCTGTAGGTTTGCCCAGAGGCGCTATTGGGCAGGCTTTTCGACAATTGGGTGATGCCACATTACCAAAGATCGGTTATCTGAGAGATCAGTTCCCAGATGAAAAAGCACAAGACTTGATCGCAGCGATTTTAAAAGAAGGCGGCGGCGATGTTGACAAGACTATTGCCAATGCCGCTAAAAGAGGAATTCAATTAACACGCGGCGAAGCCATGAAAGGTATCGGTCAGGCTGCTTTCGCTCAATACTATTTAGGCTTGCAGTCTAGGTCGAGATTGCTCACCGATATGTACCTAAATAGGGCTGAGCAAGTAACTAACATGGTCAAAGGTTTTGCCGATGAATTAGCAAGCGGCAAGTATGTTCCAAACGCCTTCAAAGACCCGTTAACAGGAAAAATGAAAGGCGGATCTTCTTCTACCCCTGAGCTTGATGTTGCAAGAGCGGCTGACGATTTTATAAAAGCGGAACAAAAAAGAAGATCGCAGCAAGCTGGAGAAATTTATAAGCAAGCGTATGATCTTGACGAGGCAGGATCGCCAGAGCTTGCGGCTTTGGTCGATACTTTTTTAACTGCAAGACAAGTTCCAAATACAACACGAGATGGTGAGCCGTTACGGGGAATACTGGTAACACTTCGAGATCCTGATCTTGACCCTTTAAGAAAAGAAGCTTATGGCGCGTTGCGCGATGCTTTGACTTCAAAAAAGAGATTAAGAGCAGCCATAGCCAAGAATGGTGAGCTTGATGATCCTTTAGACTATTTGCCAATTGATACGAGCAGAGATGTAGCTAAAGTTTTACAAGAAACTTTTGACACGCTAATCACAAAATACGGAAAGTCAGATGCAACCCGAAATAAAAAGTTGGTTGGAGAGCTTTCAAACTTAAAAGCTTCTATGAACGAAGCTTTTCGTTCTTACAATCCGGTTTGGGGGCGAGCGCAAGATATTTATCGGCCAGAAGATCCAATGTCTACGTTGCAGAATTTTAAAATTATTGCAGATATTGCAAAAGTTGCAGAAGCTGGCGGAACCGAGGCAGCTAGAGCAGTATCGAGAATGTTCGCAGGATCAGCAGAGCCTGTTGATATTTTGAAACTCAAAACTGCTGTGATGGATCAAAACCCCGCAGCTTGGCAAAGGCTGAAAGGCGATTGGCTAAGAACAAGATTTAACGATGTTTCGCAAAGAACAAACAGCGAGCTTGGTGTTCCAAATAAGTTTTTAGGAGCTATGTCTTTAAGAGGCGATGTTAACGATTTAACCAAAGCTTCCGAAAAAGGCGGTTTTTCAAGCGAGATTGCAAATTATCGAGCAATATTCGAGCCAGAAGAATTGAAAGAATTAGCTGAAATTTCTGACATTCTGCAAAGCGTTAGATCTATTCAGGACCGGGTAAACTCTGACACTCAAACAAAACAGAAGTTTGCTGAACTTCTTAACATAGAGTCAAACAAAGCAGGGTTTAGTGCTCCTGAGTTAATTTTTAATATGTTCGGTTTACTTGGAAGAAGCGCCAAGTCAATACGAGATTCTGTTAACGGAAGTATGGCGGCTAAATATAAACAGGAAAGAATTGACGCTTATGAAGATGTTTTAATTGAGCAAATCATTAACCCTGACCCTAATAGAACCTTGCTGAAGCAGATGGCAGAAGCGTATCCAAAATATTACGCGATTGCGACTCAGGCTCTCAAAGAAACCGGGCAGGCAATGGAAGAGGGTGTTACTCCATCACCTGAAACTCAGATCAGAGAGAAACGAGCATCATCGAGAGAAGAAGAGCAGGAAAGGTTGCGAGAAGAAGCCGCTTCTCAAATTAAGATGATGGAAAGCTCTCAAGCTTCACCACCACCATCGCCTTCAGTAACCGACATCTTTGACCCCCTGCCTTCAATGGGCGGCGGCGTGTCAAGCATGGGAATCCCCGGACCCACGGTTCTGCCCTCAGATCAGGACAGAGAGCTTGCTGAGAGGCTCAGGCAGTCTAAGTCGGGGATCGCTGGGCTTGTGGCCTAGTCTTCTTCTGAGGCCATCGTAGCGGCCACCAGAGCGCCGTCCACGTTAAAGTCAAGCTCATAGCCCATGATCTCCCCGCTGTCGGTTCTGATGACGAGGTTGCGGCTCATGAGTCGCATCAAAGCAGCTTGTTGATGCAAGGTGAGTTGGCCAAACAACTGAATGATCTCCGCAGCTTCGAGTGGTTCTCGATAGGTTGGCGGCGGCATTTTCTTTTGCTTAAAAATATTCATCTAATTACTCTCGCCAAAGATGCGCTTATGCTCTTTCTCGATCAAAATTTTTAACTGCTCAATCCTAGTTCGCCTTTCTTCAAAACAAACTTCTTGCAACAGGTCATAAGTTTTTTGATCGACAGCAAGGCTCTTTCTTTGACGAGCGACTTGTGCCTCTGTATCCATGATTAAATCTCCTGTAAACTTGTGAATTGTATACAAAATTGGACTAACCTACAAACATGTATTCGCTTAAAAATTATATGCTGTCAATGCAGTCACATTGGTTTTTGAACCAGCCGGTGTATCAGGCGGTTCAAGATTCCATCCCAGCCATTGCCCGGTATCGAGCAAAAGGTGGCCAAGAAAATCTTGGCGAAATGCCGATTCAAAAATTAACCAAAAAGATCTGGCCAGAGATTTATCGGGTGCCGATATTTCGCAGACAGTATTGCAAGATGCTCTGTGAGGAGATCGACAACATGCGGCGGATCATTGGTTTTGAACCAAACGCCGATGAGGATGAGTTGAGGCAGATTCCTGAAATCGTTTTGAAGGAGCATGTGCCGGAGTTGTATCGAAACATGTGGCATGTGGTGCAGAATGTTTTAGCGCCAATCATCTTCTCTCTCTATCAAAGAGAGGTGAACGAGATCGCCAGTGTGCAGATTGCAAACTACAACCTGCGAGATAAAAAACAAGGCGCTTGGCACCACGATGAAAGCGCTGACGTTAGCGTGGTGATACCGCTGAACACTGGCGACTATAAAGGCGGCGGCACTGAGTTTCACAACCACGGTGTATTGAAGCCGCTGCCATCTGGTCACGCATTAATCTTTCCCGGCTTCACAAACTTGCATCGAGGTTTGCCGGTCGAAAGTGGTGATCGCTACCTTTTGGTTTTTTGGCTGTATGACCGCAACCGAGCGATCCATTTGTACGAGGAGGTTGTGGAATAGGCTTGTTTGCAAGGTGTTGCACATCGACACGGGATCTGTTAAGGTTTGCTTATTCACTTAAATAAAGGAATGAGTCATGACTGCAAAATTAACCGAATCGCAAAAACTTGCCGCAGAACTGCACTTTGCAAAGAACGCTGGTTTTGCCCCATACATGCCTATCAATGGTTATTTAGTAAACGGCGTTTCAGCTTTAGGTAAACCGTACACGAGATGTGAGTGGAGAGTTTTGTTAAACAGAGTGTCAGTTGCCGAAGCTTGGAAAAATTTTAAACGCGACATTGCTAGGTGGGAGTCGGCTGGAAAACCCATAATGTCTGAATGGGACAATTGGGAAGTGTTCGGTTTTTACGAGACCAATGATGCCGGTGGTCAGGAATATTTGGAAATGCTGCGAGACAAGGGCCTCAGCTAACCGCGTAAGTATTGTTAAACAATTCGGCCTGAACTTTCCAGTGTGTTAAAGCCCGGCCACAATAGGGTTAAGTATAACTGACACCGAGGGGCTGCAAGGCCCCATTTTTTTGCCTGAAATTAATTGCAAATAAGTTTGTACAAAGTGTTGCACAACGACACGGAATGGTAGTACAATTTCCTCATCAAAAACGCAAAGAGGAAGTAACCATGAAAGCACACGCAGAAATCACCGCCAAGATCATCGCTCAGATGGAAACTGCTGGCAGCAACTGGCTCAACCCAATGACCGGAGACGGCTTCGGTTTACCACGCAACGCAGTGAGCGGTCATCGTTACCAAGGCATCAACGTCTTGATCCTTGGCTTCACCGGAAGCTACTGGGCTACCTACAAGCAGTGGCAGGGTAAAGGCTGTCAGGTTCGCAAGGGCGAGAAAGGTACTTCAATCGTTCTCTTCAAAAAGATCGAGATCAAAGATAAGGACTCTGGCGAGAAGAAGATGATCCCAATGCTCAAGACCTTCTCGGTTTTCTCTGCAAACCAAGTGGACGGCGAGTATGCTGACAAGATCAGCAAGAAAGGTGTCAAGAAAGACGAGACTGAAATTGTCGAGGCGGCTGATGCTTGGGTTGCAGCCACTGGCGCTATCGTCAGAACCGATCACTCGGCTCGCGCTTTCTACAGCCCGGCTGCTGACTACATACAAATCCCAATGCGCGAAGTATTCACCGCAACGCCAACGTCAACTTCAACCGAGTGCTACTACAGCACACTGCTCCACGAGCTTGCTCACTGGACTGGCAACAAGTCACGCCTCGACCGGTTGAGCATGAAGAACGGTTTCGGCTCTGAAGGGTACGCGATGGAGGAGTTAGTTGCTGAGCTGGCGTCAGCGTTTCAGTGCGCTCTGCTCGACATCTCACCAAGCCCACGCGAAGACCACGCGAAGTATCTCAACAACTGGTTGAAGGTTCTGAAGGATGATCCCAAAGCAATCTTCAAGGCAGCAGCAGCCGCTGAGAAAGCAGTCAAGTTTATCGAAGACTTGCAACCACAATCACAAGAGGAGGCGGCGTAAGCCGCCAAGGAGAGAGACAAATGAAATCAACTAAAACAGCTTCACAACTCGGTTTCGATGCCCCCGCAACTATTATCAGTGGAGGAGAATTAGACCTGAGATGGGTTGAGTTATCCGAAGAAAACTTGGCAACAATTTGGTGCCTGATACAAAAAGCTTTGATCGAGAAAGGTGACCTCTCTATGTCTTTTGCTGAAGATTACGATATTGACCTTTTCACATCCGAAGAGCTTAGGGATGTCAACGATGCCTTTAACCTTTGTTTAGGAGTGTAAATGTGCAAATAGGAGAGCTTCACGCAAAGGTAGTGCATGACCTTGACCGGCCAAAGGTCAGGGTTCCTGATTTTGGAATCACGGCAAAAGATCGGGTTGAGTCTCAACGCTTTAAAAAAATTGCCGCTGAAGAGCAAAAGGCTATCCGTCTTGCTCGTCGGTTCGATGTCGATCCCAAGCTTTCTGATTATGTTTACAGTAAACCAGTTATGCAGAGGGAGGATGGGCGTCTTATTGCCGGTGTCATGACTGAGGCTCGCGGTCCATTCAAAACCATGTGGATTGAATTTCTTGACGAAGACGGTGGGGTGGTTGGCTGTCTACAAGAAGACTTTGGACACGAGATAAGCTTTCAGTTTTTTAAGGACGGAAATTTTTGTGATCGAGGCGTAACAATTCAGCGTCAAGCAAGTGCCATGTGGATTGGAAGGCTCGCAAAGAATAACGAGTCACATCTTGAAAAATCTTTTGCAGAACAAAATTCCATTCAAGCTTTTGGGGTCAAGTGTGAATTTTCACAAACTACTGATACTGACCCTTACCTAAAATTGATCAGGTCAACTGATTTGGTTCGCAAGGAAATGTATTGTCGTTCGGAAGATTCTTTTAACGAAGACTTTCATCCGGGCAGACTGATTCGGTTTGTCACGATGCTAATGATCACCCTCAACTATCCATGGGTGACGCATGAAAAGGTTGGCGTCCTACAAAGAGGAAAAGGCAAGAACCCTCGCATAGTGCCGCATGATTCTTACTACCGATGTCGCATCGAGCTACCCAAAGACAGTATTGATATGCGAGAACCGGTAGAGCCGAGAGACGAGTTTTACGGCAAGCGATTGCATCAAGTGCGCGGTCACTGGCGAGTGTTGCGAAACGATGACGGCTCATTTCGCAAGCGCACATGGATAGGGCAGCACACCAGAGGCGACTCAAAGCTTGGCGTGGTCTTAAAGGACTATCATCTTGAAGGCCCAAATGTGGGCGCAAAAAGTACCTAAATTAATTGTTGCAAAGTGTTGTACATCGACACGGTAGATGCTAATCTTTGTCTTGAGGTTGAGGTTAAAAAATTAATTAAGGAGAAGGAAGATGGCTAAATATATTGAAGATTGCCCGAAGTGCTCAACAGGCAAAGGTTACATTTCGTATTTTGCTTACTATCAGAACGGTGTTTGTTTCAAGTGCCAAGGAAGCGGTGTGGCTGTTTACAGCACCTCCCCCGAGGCGCGAGCAAAGGCGCGAGCCAAGTCTGCTGAGAAGCGCGAGGCTATGGAAGCGAAGCGAGCAGCAGCGGCGGCAAAGCGTAACGCCGAGCGTGATGCACGAAAGGCCGAGTTAGAGGCTAAGTGGGCGGCAGAAGCCGAGATAGCAGAACCCGTTCCGACTGGTCGAGTCGCAGTCAAAGGCAAAGTCTTGATGACCAAGACCGTCGATGGCTATGCCTACAACACGCTTGTTTACAAAATGCTGGTGAAGGACGAATCTGGATTTAAGGTGTTTGGCACAGTCCCTAGCTCAATTAGTCGCGTCAGCAAGGGCGATGTTGTTGAGTTTATCGCAACGCTTGAGCCAAGCAAGGATGATCCGAAGTTTGGATTTTACAAGCGCCCCTCGAAGGCAGTGGCGCATTACGCAGAAGATGAGGAGGTGGCGTGATGATCAGCTCTAACGGCAACTGGCACAGCGATTACATAAAGCTGTGCAAAACCCGGTCCATTGAATCGCTTCGGTACGTCATCGATGATTGCCGAGCTGCGATTCAGGCAATGCCTGACAACATCAAGTCAGGACAATATCAGGACGAAATCAATTACTGTTTCATGGAACTGAAACGCCGAGAAAGTTGAAAGAGCGGCTTAGGCCGCTTTTTTTCGCCTGCAATTTGACTTAGGATTGAGCCATGCAAAGAGAATCAAACATACCAACCATCCGCGTATTAGCGATGATCGATAAGATTGTCGGCGAGGAAGACGAAGATGTAAGAGCCTACGAGCTGAGCAGGATTCACGATTATCTTGCGATGAAGTTCAACCGGGAAACTGGGAGATTGGCCAGCGAAGAGTTAAGGCGTCTCTGATTTTTCCTTCGCTTTTCGAGCGGCGTATTCAACCAAGTTTTCATCGAACATGCGCTGAAACCATTGACCCCAAGTAAACCCTTTGCCCGGCACCAGTTGGTTTCTGCGCTTCCAAACAGATCGAGCAGCGTAATATTTTTTCTCAGCCGCCCATCGTTCTTCTCGCTCTAAATCCTCACCAGAGATCTGCAAGATTAAACTCCGTGATCAAACCATTGTTAAACGGTTTGTAATCTCCGGTCTCACGGCACTTCAAGCCGATCTTAAGCGCTTGCTGGTTCTTGGCATGCCCATACTCAATCGCTTCTTGAGTGAGCGTATAAACGCCGTATGGGTAGGGGTATGCTTTTTCCTGCGCCAAAAAATAAAACTTATCACACTGCATTCCGAGGTACTCAGCGGCTGCCATGTAGAAGGCGGCTTGCTGGTAATACCTGAACGAGTTGACGGCGTTTTTAAAGCCACGCGGCGAAGCATCACGGCAGGTTTTTAGATCCCAAATGTCAGTCCCGGTATACCAGTCAAGCTTGCCCTTGCAGGGTTGTCCGCACCATTCAAAAACCAGCGTCAGCTCGACCTTATCGTCAGGACCGGGGATAAACTCTTCAAGCGCAGCTCGGCGCTCCATGCAGAGGTCATACAGATCCTGCTTGCAAGGCGTCTTGTCGCCAAGACCTGACACCCAATCTTCGTACTCTTCTTTGCCAGCTTTCGTGCGTCGATTGATGTGCTCTGGCTCTATCGCAAACTCATCAAAGAATTTGTGATGCTCAAGAAAAACCGTGTGCTGGACCCGGCCCTCAAGAAGCGCGGGTGATTCAGTCATGGGCTTGGCATTCTTCCAACTGTAAGCGCATTTGATCAACGAGGTGAGGTCATGTGACCGCCAAGCTTGTTGACCGTCTACGGTGATGCTCGCATAGGTTGGGTAGTCGAGATCCTCATAGATCCCCGGTTTAAAGTCTGTCATTCTTTCTCCTCCAAAATGTCGAACGAATCAATCGAGAAATGCGCCATTGGTTCTTGATCGGCAGAATCGTTACGATCTGACCTACCACCAAACTTCAATTCAAACGGTG